ACACGCAGTCATCGACACTGCGAAAATACATATCATTACTCGTGAGACGCTTGTCTTCACCGATACCTACCCAGACAAATAGCAAGAACGCATGGATCATTCATGTGAGTTCAAAGTGCGGCGCGTCAATGAAAGGGCGGCGTCCCTGCGAGCGACGCTCATCGACATAGTGGTTCATGGCTTCCTCCATGGACTTGTCCCATCCACGCAGATCGTAGATATTCCAAGCCGCTCCCCAACGTATTCCGACATCCAACTCGTCTGCGGCTTCTTTGAACGCATCGGCGATGTCGTCATAGACGTTGATCTCCCATGTGATCCGAGAGCCAATGTAGGCGACGACGTCCACGGCGCGGCCTTCAAGGTGCTTGGACTTCATCGTCTGAGACGCGCCTGACTCAACCAACTTGCGTTGCTCCTCTTTGGAGCGGAGGCCACAAGTCACGCCGAAGTCTATCTTTGTCAGTTCGATTGCGCGGGTCACGACGCCAACAAGTTCTGGCTCGACACCCTCAAGACGTCCCATCGAGCGGTCTGAAAGTTTGAAAGTCATAGTTTTCCCTATCTCTTAAAGAAGTGTTTGCCGCCACGGATACCGACTGCCGCCGTGCAGATCGTGAAAACTAGCCAAGTGTACCACTCTGGCAGTTCTGCCAGACGGTCGAAGCCATTCTTCACAGTCTCTTCCATGCCGGGGATGAAGCACAAGACGACCGGGATCATTACGATCACGGTGACGAACTCGTCTTTGAGAGAGTTCTGCGTACCCTGTGCCATGATGCGCTCCCAGTCTGCGACAGACGTCTTCTCTGAGAGCATAATTTTTGCCTTCGCTTCAGCTTCAGTCAGCTTCAGTTTGGCTTCAGCAGATTGCTTCGTTGTCTTCGCTTCGATCCAGCTAGTGGCAAGACCAGCGATTGGGCCAAGTAGTGCCTGTATCATCATTCAACCTCAACGTCAGTTGGGAAGCAGAGCATCTCCTTGTTTACAGGCATGCGTTCTTCCCAGTGGATTAACGTACCCGCGACGTGACACTCGGCCATGGTGTCGTGGGTACTCAGTACGGTCACGTTGAACTCGCCAGACGTGGCGACCATGACCATTATCAAGGCCCACTTCATCAGTGAGACTTGCTTTCAGACCCCAGCCAGACGGCGAAGGCACCAGTCATGGCACCAGTCACTGTGGCTGTGAGTGCTGTGGCTTGTGAACTCATCGCGTCTGGGGGCAGAGCCATGAACCATTCGATCACTCGGATGTACATGACGGTCATCACGAACATCATAAAGCGTGGAAGTATCTTCCACTTCAGTACGTTTTCAGCGGACATTAGTAGTACCCTCTCTTGTTGGCGTTACCGTAGTAACTGCCGTCATTGCCGCCACGCTCTTTTTTCTCACCAGCTACGGCGTCCACGATGTTTTCTTTTGCAGCCCTGACACCACCGACAACTGGTATGCGAGCCGCAAGTTCACGGACTGCGGAGCGTTCTTTAGCATTGCTGTTCTCCCCACCGACAAGAGCGTCCCTAGCTCCTTCGATGACTGTCAGACCAGACATGCCAAGACCAAAGGTTGGGCCAAGGAATGTGCCAGCAATTCTGTTTTGTCCGTAGGCACCATTGTCGATTTGGGCCGCAGTCTTTTGCAAGACTTCGCCAAGGAGACCAAGGCCACCCATAACCATCATTCCTTCGATATACCAACCAAGGAAGTCGTTCTCGTCGCCGTGTACTTTCTTGTCGTAGCCAAGGAGCTTCAGCGCGTTACGCTTCTTGATTTCAGGAGACCTGTCATCTTCACCCCCTCGCATCTGAATAATGTCTTTGGCTGACAGCGTTGCTGTACCAAATGCTGGGCCGAGAAGGCCGAAGTAAATCAGCGGCTGGAAGTTTCCACGATTTGCTTCCCTGAACACATGGCCGCCAAGACGCATCATCATCAGTGGGAAAGACTTCAGTTGGAAGACCAGTGCGCCGATTGGCGTCTGCGCCCACATCGGCACGTCATCTGCATTGGGCTGGAAGATAGCGTCATCTGCAAAGCGGATGATGCCCATACGAACTGTCTCGTCTTCGGCCAACAGACGGCGGCTGCCAAGTGATTCAGCACCACGTTCTGCGCCCGGAAGGAACTCGCCGAGACCGTATGACTTCAGGAACCTGTGAGCCGTCTTGTAGTGACGATTCTGTTGCGAGTATGGCGTGCCTTCCTTGAAGTGTTTGAACGCCTTGCGTTGCATGGTCTTGAATGTTTCGTGTGCAGTGGCTGCTGCGATTTCACGGTTCATGTCTGTCCAAGGCGTCAGGAACGTGGCGTTAAAGAACGCGTGGGAGCCACGTCCGTTTGGTGCGCCATACAGGTGGAGCATGCGCTCATGGATAATGTTCTCCATGGCAACGCCTGTATTGCGAAGCATGTCCCTATACTCTGGATCAGTCGCCCATTCCGCGACGCCTTTGCGCCACGAGTTAAAGCTGCCAGAGCGGATGATCGGCAAGACGACATCGCCGAGAGACGTCAAAGTGGTAAAGCCCAGCAGTGTCACGTTATTGAACGCGCGTAATGCCCTGCTAGTTTCAACCACCCCTTTGCCACCGAAGGCGGTCAAAGGTTTCTTCATCGCAATACGCATCGCGTTGGAAATGAAGTCCTCGTCGTTTGCCGAAAGCATGCGATCACTGCCACGGAAGTCGTCGAGAGCGTGTACGATTGCGTCTGTACGACGCTTGTACGTCTGGTTTATCTGACCAGTGGCCGGGTCGAGCGGGGCTACTGAGCGCAACATTTGCCGCGCGGCAGGTGCGCCACCTCGTGCATGTTCTTCAAGCAACTTCTGGGTAAACTTGATGGCTGTTTCTTCATCGCCATGGAACGGCATCTTGATGACGTCAGCCAAAGTAGCTTCTTCACGTTGCCCGTCAGGCATCATGCTCTGGATGTCACGTCTGAAGACCTTGTTGGTAGTTAACAAACGTACAACCCCAGCGGCTCCTTCTTGAGCTACTGTGAGATAATCTGAAACCGCGTGAGAATTTACCCCAAATTCACGGGCATGTGTGATCCTGCGTGAACTTCCTTCAAGGTACTTTACAAGTATGGACTCAAGATCATCTTCAAGAAACTCTTCAAGCTGCTCCAGCATTTCTGGATATTTCTCAAGCTCGATGACACGAGAGTAGTCCGCATTCTCGAAAGTTGGGTTTTTAGTTGTTCCACGAACAGGGATAAATGCACCGTCTTGGCCCTCCTCTAGCAGGGTGATGATTATTCCACGGCCAAATGCTGCCGCTTCTTCATCGGTTACATCGAGGCCACGCGACATGCGCTCGTATATGAAGTATTGCTTGAACTTCTCTTCCGCCTCTATGCGATTCTTGCGAATTTTGTCTTGGTTCCAAACCTGCGGCAGATAATTTGGGCCACGATCACCAACGTGGAAACCGAGGTCAACCAAGTCCTGACGCTCAGACGCTAGGGTCGAGCGGATTTGGTGATAGATGCGACGTTCAGCATCACTAAGCGCACGCTCTTGGCGGCTGCCATCGCCACGTCTGAGAGCGCGTACAATTCGTGCATGAGATGCTGGTTGTTTTTGCCCGACACCTGCCGTGGACTTGCGAACATAGCTGCGAAGCACGCCGTCTGAATCTGGCAACTTGGAGAGTGCCTGACGGATCGGGAAGAACTTGCCAGCAAAGCGTTGGTTCATGTCTGGGAAGTGCGCTTCGTAGGAGTCTGCCAGCCAGTTAGCACCCATGCGGCGCATGCGATCAGACTGAGAAGCGAGGAATGCCATCGGGCCACGAGAACGTATTGTTGTTTCTTCCTGTTCATTGAGGGGCCGACGTCTGAGCATGGACATTGCTGCACCCGTAAAGGTGGAGTCGGAGCCGCCTTGCTCAAGAAGTTCGCCAAACTCGCCTACAGGTATGTCATCCACAGATGCAATCTGGCCAGTTGCCAGCGCGTCTGTCAGCGCACCTGTGACGCCCGGAGGGATGGACACTGTTTGCCCTTCCATCTTGTACATTGCTGTTAAGCTCGCATCAAACTCAGCCGAGTCGATATGCTTGACTTGGCTTGAGTCAAAGAGAACAGCGGCTTCATGCGTGGTGCTAGACGCGCCATAGGTTCGAGACTTTATTCCGTCGTACCCACCGACAACCTCTTCTCCAGTGTCGAGGCTGTTGCGCTGAGTAGTGAGAAGGCCATCGTAGCCCATATCCTTCAGTAGACTGTTGAGTTCTGCTTGAGCTTCTGGGTGACTACGTTGCCCCGATTGCACAAGACCGTCGATAATCTTGGAGTACAGTTGTGCGCCGCTAACGCCACCAAGGCTGTCAGTCTTGGGGTAACGCATCGGGTCTGTCAGGTTGCGGACAACTTCAGTAGGGATGCTGTCTTCTTCGTTCATGCGTGCAGCGAGTGCCTGAACAAACTGGCTGTTCTCTGTATAAAGCGCACTTTCGCGGAAGTCTGCTGGGTGCTTCAGACGCACGACCAATGGCAAGACGAGGCCATCACTCATGTTGACGCCGCCTTCTTCGAGAGCCTTCATCAGTGCCTGCTCCACCTCGATAAGCTCCTCGATCTCTTCGCGAGTAGTTTGTTTCTCGGCGGCTACTTCACGTTGCAGGAACCCCTCATCATCCATAGACAAGTCTGCATAGTGGCGACGAAGGTGGTTGATGCTCCTGCGTGCTTGGACAAGTTCATAAGCAAACTTGATGAGCATATCTTTCTCATCAATGTCGATGTCTTCACGAGCTTGGATAGAGCCATACAGTGAATCAAGCGTGGGGTTGTCACCATAAATTTGGCTGGCAACGTGCGGGTTGCGAGTGACATAAATACCGGGGCCATAGTAGCCGCGCTGCGACGGACGCAGAGGCACGTCTGGGTTCTTTGCTTGCGTGAGCTTAGAGCCATGTGGGGTGCCGTGATAGAAGAACATCGGCATGTCAGACGCAGGGTCAAACCCAAGGCCGCCACCTGCGAACTCTTTGACTTTCTCTTTACGAGCAACAGGCATGGATGCGTATGTGTCGAACGCGTAATCAGCGGCGTAGCTTGGGTGCGTAAGGAACTTTCCATCAAGCGTTCCAGCCATTGGGCGAGATGTGTTTTCCTCAAACATGTCGCCATACATGGATACGCGGCGGAAGTTCTCTTTGACAGTTGGACTGCCAACGTGACCGTTGACCATATAAGACGCGTACTCGACTGCCTCGTCGATCACATCATCCAGCACACGAAGGTTTGCGATACTGCCGATGTCGTCTGAGTTGATGGCG